GGACCAGGACGAGAACTGGCGCGAATGCCTCTCCTGGCTTCTGGCCTACCAGGTCGACGCATGGCGCGGCGGCAAGCACATGCAGGTCGGCGGCGTGCTGCAGGACGTGCGGAGCGGCATCGACCGCACCATCGACATCGAGAAAGCCCGCGATCTGCTGGCGCTCACGGGCCTCGGCCTCAAAACCACGCTGCCACGCAATAACCCGAACTACATGAGCAAGGGCCTGCTGCTGGCCATCCCCAACCGTGGCAACGCCGTGGGCAGGATCTTCAACGGCTCGAAATGGGGAGGAGGCCCTGGTGGCGCTGGCGTGTGGGGCACGGCCCTGCGGCAGGGCCCGCCGGGCGTGATCATCACGGATGCCAGCCAGAACTGCATGCGCATCAACGGCGACAAGCACCGCTGCACCCTTGTGGACCTCGACGCTCTGGACAAATGGCTCGACGCGACGTCGCCAGCCTCGACCCCGGCCCCTGGGGCGACTGAAAGTAGTACGGACGGCGACTTGACGGGCGATTTCATATGATAGGTCAGGCCGCAGGGCTGGTTTCCCGCGTGCCTCGGGGCTTGGGTGTCCCAGAGTGTTCCGGGGTGTTCCACTGGGTGTACCAGCTTAAGGCATTGATAATGCAATCAAAATTACGCGCTGGAACACTGGAACACCAAAAACGCCACTCCACGCGTTATACGCGCACACGCGCGCGCATGCATGCGAATACATGTGTGTCATGTGTTCCAGTGTTCCAATATGTATATAAGTATTTGAAATCATTAAATGATATTCCGCCGCACTTGCTGGAACACCATGGAACACCTCGTGGCAGCGCCGCTCGTAAAATATCTGGGGGGGCGTGATGGGGAGAAAGCCTGGGAGCCTGAACCGCAAGACGATGATGATGCTGCCCATGCTGGAGGCGCTGGACTACCGGGATCCAGCGCTTGTGTTGGGCGAGTATGCCTCGATGCCACAGGCGCGGCTGAAGAAGCTGATGAGCAGCGAGGCCGGGCGGGCGGCGGTGGCGGCTAGGCTGAAGGCCGCCTCCGAGCTGATGCCCTATTGCCATGCGAAGATGGCGGTGAAGGTGGACATCGGCGGCGAACTGCCCGTGTTCCACATCCTCGGTGACCGGCATCAATTAGAACAAGAAGTTAGCTCGCCCGTGGTTGAGCATGTCGGACGGGAGTTGGTCGGACACAGTGCCGATCTGTTTGAAAGCATTCAGCAATCTGGGGAGAAAGCCGATGATTGAAAATCAGCGGTTCAGCGCGGCCGGCCTTGCGGCTGGCGCGACCGGCCAGGGGTGCCCCCCGAAAATCGGCCCGGCCTCCCCCTATAGGGGTTCCTGTTCTCACAGGTCTCAAGTTCTGAGGGGTCTTGTGGGGCTCAGGCCGGAAACTGAATTCGGGGCCGCCGGGGTTCGGGGGGCGGGCGCCCATGGCTGATCTCAACATCGACGCCGACCGCTTCGAGGGGATGACCTCGGAGGAGATGGCGCAAGTCCATGAGGTGGATGGGGCGCCGGAGGTGACGCGGTGGGTGCCGCCGGGGCCGGTGAGCCGGGCGTTCTACAACGATGACACGTCGCGGATCGTACCCTTCATGGGGCCGGTGGGAGGGGGCAAGACCTCGACCTGCGTCATGAAGCGGCTGCGCATGGCCTCGCTGATGCCGCCGGATGCCGAGGGCTGGCGGCGCGATTACCTGGTGGTGATCCGCGATACCTACCGCTCCGCGGCGAAGTCGACGCTGGTCTCGTGGCAGGACTGGCTGCCCAAGACGCTGCCGGGCTCCACCTGGACCGGCGGCGATGACAGGCCGGTGACGCATGTGGTGCGGGGTGCCCTTCCCGATGGCACCAAGTTCGAGGCGACGACGGAGGTGGTGGGGCTTAACGGCAACCGGGTGGAAGCGGTGATGCGCGGCAAGATGTTCTCTTCCGCCTGGATCAACGAGGCCTCGGACCAGCCGCGCGACGTGCTGAGCTACGTGATGCAGCGCCTCGGGCGCTTCCCGAAGAAATCGACGCTGCAGGGCAAGGAGCCTTTCGCTCAGTTGATCATGGATTTCAATGCTCCGGATACGGACCATTGGCTGAAGGAGGTTTGCCTCGACAAGCCGCTGCCGGGGCTGACCTTCTATGCCCAGCCGCCCGCCATGGTGCGCCATGGCGAGGGCGATGACCGGCGCTATGTGATCAACCCTATGGCGGAGAACGTGAAGGCGCTGCCGGCCAACTATTATCAGAACATGTGTGCGACGGAGGAGGATTGGTACATCCGCCGCTTCGTCATGAACGAGTGGGGCTATTCCCGCGACGGGTTGCCGGTCTATGCGGATTACTTCGATGACCGGACCCATGTGTCGCGTGTGGCGCTGCGGCCTGATCTTTCGCGGCCCGTGCTGATCGGGATGGACGGATCGACGGCGGGCCTGAGGCCTGCGGCGGTGCTTGCGCAACAGACGGGCGAGGGCGGGATACGGGTGATCCGTGAGATCGTGCCGGGGCAGGGCTATGGCGCGGCACGCTTTGCGGAGCTGGTGGCCGCCGAGATCGGCGCGACTTTTGCCGGGGTTCCGGGCGTGGTGGCCTGGGCGGACCCGGCCTCGCAATATGGCGCTGACCGTGAGGGCGGCCAGTTGGCCTTCTGCGACATTGTGGGGATGATCCTTGGCGTGCCGGTGCAGATCCCGTTCAACGGCTCGAACGAGATCGGGCTTCGCCTGCAGGCGGTGAAGAACGAGTTGCGGCCCGGCGGACTTCGCCCGCCGCTGCTGATCGATCCGTCCTGCCGGATGCTGATCCGGGGCTTTGCCTCCAACTACCGCTTCAAGAAACGCCCGCCGCAATCAGCCACGCCCTGGGACGTGGTGCCGGACAAGTCCACACCATCAGCCGACGTGCACGACGCGCTGCAATATCTGACCGGCGGCCTGCGCGGCACGCGCGGCGTGATCACCCAGGCGGCGGGCGGCTGGAGCGCTTCCGGTTCCGGCTGGGCCAGCCAGCAGCAGGCAGGCAAGGGCACGGGGCCGTGGAACCGCCGGAAGAATGATTTCGACGTGACGAAGATTTGAGGAGGGCAAAACATGGCGATTAAGAACAATGCGATCCATGCGATGATCTCGAGGCCAAACGCCATAGTACTGGCGAAAGAAATCATCCTCGAGGTGTACGGCATCCGCAACCCGCCGCCGTGGCTGGTCTGCTTTTACGCAGGACTACCTTGCTATCTAAGCGGGACGAAGATCTGAGTAGGGCTGTGGCGCGCGACCTGCGAATTCTGATCGGCTGCGAGTGCAGCGGCGTCGTGCGCCGGGCCTTTACAGCCTATGGCCATGACGTGTGGTCGGTTGACCTCAAGCCGGCCGAAGACGGCAGCAACCGGCACATCGTTGGTGATATCCGGGATTATCTCAATGACGGCTGGGACCTGCTCGCCGTGATGCACCCGCCGTGCACCCGGCTCACTAACTCCGGCGTCAGGTGGCTGACCACGCCGCCGCCCGGTCGCACGCGCGAGGAGATGTGGCAGGAGCTGGAGGAAGGCGCGGCCCTGTTCTCGGACTGCTGGAACGCGCCGATCCGGCGCAAGGTTCTGGAGAACCCTGTGATGCACAAGCACGCGAAAGCCCGCATCAGGAATTACCGGCCCTTCACTCAGTCCGTGCAGCCGTGGCAGTTCGGCACCGATCCTAATGGCCCGGACAACGTGAAGAAACGCACCTGTCTTTGGCTGGAAGGTCTGCCGGCACTTGTGCCCACCGGCACGCTCGACGGCACTACGGCCCGCGATGAAATCCACAAGGCCTCTCCGGGCCCTGACAGGGCGGCGCGGCGATCCCGTTTCTTCCTCGGTTTGGCGGCGGCCATGGCGGCGCAATGGACGCGGTACATGCTGAAGATGGGTGAAGGAAGCTGGACCCCAGCCTTCGCTGGGGTGACGGAAAAAACCACGCGATGACCCTCTCCCTTCACCAGCCTGCGACCCAGATGGACCTGGCTTGTTGTGCGGCGACCACCACTTTGCAGGTGTGGGCGATGGCGAAGCTGCAGTTGAGGCTGGGGCCGTCTTGGGCGATCCGGCTGGCGGATGGCGAGGCGGTGATGTGCGGGGGGTATATCTACCGGGACGAGGAGACCTGTGATGCGTGGTTCATGGCCTCGCCGAAGGCTTCGCGGCACATGCTGGGGATTGTGCGGATCATCCGGTTGACGGGCATTCCGGAGCCCTATCGTCGCGCCATTGCTTTCGTGACGACGCCCGAGGGGCGGAGGATCGCGCGGGCCTGCGGCTATCGCTACCTGAGCGAACGTGATGATGGAATGGAGGTTTTCGAATGTCTGGCTTGATGCGTGGTGGCAACGACAAGGCGGCAAAGATGGCCCGCGAACAGGCGGCGGCGGCGCAGCGGCGCGCGCTGGCCGAAATGGCGATGGCGGCGGGCCAGGAGGACCAGGCCAGGGCCGGGACCGGCAAGCGGCGCGGGCGCGGCATTCTGACCTTCCTGGGGGCCGACGGCCAGGCAACGCTGGGCTGAGGTGACAGTTCATGGCGGGCTATGAGGCCATCAAGAAGCGGCGCGGGCTGGCGCAAAAGGCAAAGGATGCCTTCAAGCCGCTTGTCGATGAGGCCTATGAATTTGCCATCCCCTATCGCAAGGGCATCCAGGAGACGGGGTCCGGTGAGCAGCGGGTCAACCGCGTTTTCGACTCGACCGCCATGGAGGCGGCGCTGCGCTTTGCCGGCAAATTCGCCCGCGACATCTTCCCGCCCGGCTTCTTCTCCATCGAGCCGGGCGAATGGCTGCCCGACGAGGCGCTGAAGGACGAGATGCGCAAGCAGGTGGCGCGCGTCACCAAGGTGGTTGAAACCTTTTTCCTCTCCGGCGAATGGGAGCAGGCCAAGCACGAAATGGGCATTGACTTGTCCGCTGGCAACACCGCCCTCCTGGTGCTGAAGGGCACCCAGGCCAAGCCGTGCCGCTTCGTCGTGGCGCCCATGGACGAGGTGATGTTCGAGAGCGGGCCCTACAATGACGTGACCGGCATCTTCTGGGGGCGCAAATGGAGCCTCCGCGCCATCGAGGAGGAATTCCCCGATGGCAAGTTCACCGCCGAGTTCCGCCGCAAGATGGCCGAGACGCCCGAAGGCGAGGTGAACCTGTACCAGGACACGCTGTGGGACCGAAAGAAGCAGCGCTGGCTGCGCTATTGCTGGTGCAGCGAGAACCGCGACACCATCATCGAGACCAGCGAAAGCCGCACCTGCCCGTGGATCACGCCGCGCTATTTCCGGGTTCCGGGCGAGGTCTATGGGCGCGGCGTGCTGATGCTGGCCATGCCGACGATCCGCACGCTCAATGTGGCCCAGAAGATCATGCTGCAGGCTGGGGCCATCGCCATGATGGGCATCTATACGGCCATTGACGACGGCGTGTTCAACCCCGACAATTCGCCTTTGACGCCTGGCGTTATCTGGAAGGTGGCGCGCAACGGCGGCGTGCTGGGGCCTTCGGTGCAGCGCTTCCCCGATCCGAGGATCGACCTTTCAGGCATCATGATCGACAAGCTGCAGCTTGCGGTGAAGTCGGCCATGAACGACAAGACGCTGCCGTCGGAGACGGGTGCCGTGCGCTCGCCCACTGAAATCATCCAGCGGGTGCAGCAGATCGCCTTTGACGACGTGGGCGCTTTCGGGCGGCTGGTGCATGAGGGTGTGGTGCCGCTGGTGAAGC